ATCGCTTGCCAAAACCATTGCCCTGCATCAAAGCCAGCGCTGGTGGCGGCTGAAATCGTCATCTCCCAGCCAATGCCATAGGCGCTGCCAACCACCGTTGCGCCTTCGCTTGCCGTATTGGTGCGTAGGTAATAGGTCAGCGTCCATGTTGCGCTGGTAATTGCATTGCCAAATACATCAACGCCCGCATCGTCACGCCATTTGACCGTATTGTCAGCTCGGATTTGGCTTGGAATGTTCACGGCATTACCAATTGTTAACGAATGCAGGGCCAGCAGCGGCGGCCTTCTTTGATCTTAGCGGAGCTGTTGGTTGTTCCAAGCGGCGTTCCAGCTGGTCCCATATTGTGCGCCGATCATAGCGCTGATACATCAGGTTTAATGCCGCATATGCATAAACCAAGCAATCTAGCGCTTCATTTCGCGCTGATGGCTTCTTTACCCACTCACGAACCGGAAAACCCTTGACAAAACGTAATGCCTGCTTTTCAGCGGTCAGTTGCTCAAAGTATTCGCCCGTCGTATCCATATGAAAATGTAAAAAGCCGGGGCCCAATTCGTTGTGCTTAAGCCGGCCAAACAATGTTGTCTTGATCGTGTCGCCACCAACTGGATAGACCGTTGCGCCACGTTTAAGCGATTTACCTGCGCTATTGATGTCCACCTTACTTGCCTTTCCGATCGGTGGCTTACCTCGTTGGCTTGAGCCCTTGATTGCCACTACGCCCTGGCGACCACGTTCACGCGCATATTGATAAACCTCCGCAGTGGCATGGCCACCGCTATCGATTGCCACCACATCAGGCCGCAAAAATCCACCAGCAGCATAAGGCCATTCACGCAGCACAACTTCGTCCAATTGTTTCCATACTTCTGACCGGCATGGATCACCGTAAATTTCTTGGTGTTCGACTAGCCATCCTTCCTCGTCGCGGCCCCATGCCCAGACGCTAAATGCCAACCGATCGCCAGCACTACCACCGCCGCCTTGAACGTCAACACCAACCGTCAATGCCAACGTTCCCTCGGGCAGTACTGCTGGCGCATAGTGCTCGCATCTCTCAAGTAATCCAGCGGCATCCACCTTGCTGGCATAATCCTCTTCCCATGTTTCAGCAAGTCTTGTATTTACATAACTTTTAAGCATCGGTGCATCACCTTTTGCTCGTAAAAATTCATCAACCATATCTGACCAACTAAGCCAGCCAAGTGGTGAATACAAGCCAGACAATTGAAAGCCAGCAGTCTTGCCGTCGCTTGGCGCAGTAGCTCGCCATTCACCTTTGCGTAGCATCACAGGTTTATGAATTTCGGCAAATTGCTCGCGGCAGCTTTCGCATTCATACTTAGCTGTACTTGAATCATTGTTTTGCCATTTTAATTGTGACCATTTCAACCATTGCATCACCCCGCAAGCCGGACATGGCACATAAAAACGACGTTGATCACTGCGGTTGTATTCAGATTCAATCCTGCTAAAGTCCTTTATCGTTGGTGTGCTGGTAAGTAAAATTTTGCGCCTTGCAAATGTTGTGGCACGTTTTTCTGCCAAACTGACCGGATCGCCCTCGCCATCCACATCAAGCGGAAATGCATCAACCTCATCGCAAAAAATATATCGGCATGGCGTAGACCTAAGACCGGTGGCACTATTGGCACCAGTCAGCAGCATCATGCCACCTGGAAATTCTTTTGAAAACATCGTATTACCACTGTCCCTGCTGCGGCTTGGCGCTATCTTTTCGGATAATACTGGCGTCTCAGTGATCATGCTTTCAAGCCGTTGCTTGCTAAGCCTTTTTGCCATTTCAACCGTAGGTTGTACGCATAACATTGGCCCAGGTGCGTGGGCAATTACATAACCAAGCCAGTTACTACCGGCCTCGGTTTTACCAGTTTGAGCCGCAAACATTAACACTACTCGCTGGATTGTGCTATTGCTGCTGAGCGCATCCATTGGTTCCTGTAAATATGGCGTTCTGTTGGTGCGCCAAGGGCCAGGTTCAGCACTAGCTTTGCTGCTAAGCATTCGATACTTATCTGCCCATTGGCTGACGGTCAGGTCGGCCTCTGGCCGTAAGCCATCGAGGAATGCCAAACGATAAACATCAGACATCAGACAGCTCCACCAGTGCGGCGCGATGCTCATCGCTCAGCATCTTATGGATCACCACCGGATCGGTCTCGCCTGCAAGCTGATGGCTAAGCCTATCGGCTAAATTGGCCAACGCTTCACGCACACTGCGTCCAAGGTTAAATGCATCACGTTTTACATCCTCTGCTGATACCAGTTCCTTGCGCTGTGATGCAACTTGTAACTTGGCTAATTCGGCTTGATAATGCTCCCTACGCTCACGGCTGATATTTAGATCTGGAATTGCGTCATCAGGCAATTGATTGATTGCTTTTTTTAAATCCTTAGGCTCGATCGGATCGGCTTCGTATACTTTTGCATTATGAGTTCTCAACGTATTGCGGTCCCATAATTCAAGAGCTAGGTCGCGGTCCACAAAACGCTTGCCATCCTTTTCCACTACCGCACCAGCAATGCGCGACTTGATTGCAGCAGTAACTGCAGCCTTTGAGCATCCCTTAATTGCAGCTAATTCTGAAAAAGTGATCAACATAGGCTAAAATTGCGCCTAATTAGCACTAATAAGCATCTTAACAGGTGGGGAGACTATGCCCGCAAGTCTTATGTTGAGACACGTTTAAGACCTTTAGCATCTGACGCTAGATAAAAAACGAGCGTTTGGATGACCCGCGATGGATTTCCCAGGAGGGACCCACTATCGAGCCGATGCAAGGGCTTTCTCTAGGTGGCTGCGTAGGTATTGACCAAAGCGACGGTCCACCACCTTGGAACCGATCTCCAGCATGGGGAATATAGGTCGATAGGCCGCCTTGTCTATAGCGACAAACAATGGCTTGAGCCTGCCCTTAGCCATGCGTTGATAAACACCAGCGGAGCGGTCGCCGCCAGTTGGTGTGCCAATAAATACGGAGTTTTTGCCTGTGCTCTTTAGTTGTTCTTGAATCTTACGAATAGTCGCAAGTGAGACATTGCCGGCGGCGGTGAGCCGGACGGCAGCAGGCACCAAGCGGCTGCCATTTGGTATGGATGATGACGCATCATTAAGAAACTTAAGCTCAAAAGGTTTCTGCCCGCGCATCCCACCATGTACCAAGGTGCGTAGGTAACGTGCGCGGCGTTGCTCGGCATAAATCTCGACCTCAAGGTTGCGCTTGTTGCTGCGATTTACCAGGAATGCGCGTTGAGTGAACGGTACAGGATCCTTGAAATATTGACGTGTTGAGTTGTTCAGTGCATTACGAATATCAAAGCCCGTATCGTTTAGCGCACGGCTGATAGCAAAAGGCAACTGCTTGGTCATTGCGTCAGTCCATGCGATGGCCTTTGGCAGCTCTGATTTGATGTCGAGGGTGATAGAAGCCATATGAGCATCCTAGAGGGGCCTGCAGGCCCCCGTAGGAGGGTCAGGTGAGCAGCAGCATGGTCAGCACCGCCAGAAGGGCTAGGAGGAACGCTCTTTGCTCTCTGAGGTCCTTGATCTGCATGGCCTGCTGTTGGCTGTGCGTGGTGGCTGTGGCCAACAGCGTGGCCTTGGTGTCGCGGGCACTGATGGCGCAGGTCTCAGGCATTGGCTGCGTAATGGATTCAGCCAAGGCGCGATAGATCACAGCGGACCATGCGGGGGTGTTCTTCATTTGCTTAGGTGCGATGGGATGCAAGGGTAAGAACCCCCTGCTCACTTATTGTAGATCATTGGCATGGGCTGTCAATAAAAAACCCCAGCACCGTTGCAGCGGATGCCGGGGCGTAAGTCCCAATCGCTCCGCAACTGTAGCACCAGGTGGAGAGGCGGCAGCCCAGGGATCTTTCCTACCTACCTACCTACCTACCTACCGCCTAACACTTACCCGTTATCCCCCCCTCTCCCCTTTTATACAAAGTTATAGAAATAGGTAGGTAGGTAGGAAG